AGTACAAGTACCTGCTGGAGACACGAGTTTCTGGCGCCCTTACGAAGATTCGTTCCGCCATTGTGGTCAACAAGGTTGCTGGTTCGGATGCGCTAGTTACTCCGGCTGCGCCTGACTTCGATGGTACGGATATTCACATCAACGATACTACTGGTGCGGTCTACAAGCGGGCCGATACCAACGCGACAGTGACTTCGGCCGCCGATGTCACTCTTTCGGCTGGTCAGTCGCTCAAGATCTATGCTACTCCGGCTTCCGGGAAGTACTTCGAGAGCAACCAGGAAGACGAGTGGACGTTCAAGAACGAGGCCTAATACAAAGGTAGGTTCGTCATGGCAAAGTTCTTTGGTCGCGTCGGATACGGCGAGCCTGTAGAGGAAAGCCCCGGCGTATGGATCGACCAAATCGTTGAGGAACAGTATACCGGAGATGTGGTCCGGAATACGAGGCAACTTACGCAAGGTGAGAACCTCAACATGAATCTCAGCGTAGGAAATTCGATCAGTATCGTGGCAGATGCATATGCTAATGATCATTTCTTTGCCATCCGTTATATCGAGTGGGCGGGGACTTTGTGGACGGTTACAGACGTCGAAGTGCAGAGTCCTCGCTTACTGCTTCGCCTAGGGGAGGTGTACAATGGCCCCACGGTTGCAGCTCCATGACATTCTTTGTGCTATTACGCCAGAAGTTTATTTTCAGCCTCCTGAAAATGTAGCACTGGTGTATCCGTGCATTATTTACAACAGGGATTTTGCGGAGACTAAGTTTGCGGACAACGAGCCATATGATCGTGTGTTGCGATACATGGTTATGGTCATAGATCGAGATCCTGACAGCGATATTCCTAACAAGGTAGCTAAGTTGCCGATGAGCACGTTCAATCGGTTCTTTGTTGCTGATAATTTGAATCACGATGTGTACCAAGTATTCTTCTAAGGGAAAGGGAACGAAAGAATGACAGCCCTAGCATGGGATCAAGTTGGTGAACGCCTGTACGAGACTGGCGTTGACCACGGCGTTCTGTACATTCCAGATGAGTCGGGCGCTTACAACGAGGGCGTTGCCTGGAATGGTCTCACGACAGTTACTGAGACACCTTCGGGTGCTGAGTCCAATCCGCAGTACGCGGACAACATCAAGTACCTGAATCTCCTGTCGTATGAGGAGTTCGGTGGTACGATCGAGGCGTTCACATACCCCGACGAGTTCGGGCAGTGTGACGGCACGATTTCTCCGGAGCCAGGAGTTGCTGTTGGACAGCAGGCCAGGAAGGCGTTTGGCCTGGCGTACCGGACGAAGGTCGGAAACGATCTGGATGGCTCGGATCACGGGTTCAAGTTGCATCTCATTTACGGAGCTCTCGCAACTCCGTCTGAGAAGGCCTATGCAACGATCAACGATTCACCGGAAGCAATCGGATTCAGTTGGGATTTCACGACCACGCCAGTTGCGTGGCCTGGCTACCGCCCAACGTCTCTGATCACGATCGATTCGACAAAGGTTGATGCAGGTGATCTCGGAACGCTCGAGGATGCTCTGTTTGGATCAGCTGGTTCAGATCCTCATCTGCCTCTTCCGACCGAGGTGCTTGACATCTTCGGTGGTTCTGTGACCGTAGTCGATCTGGGTGCTGGTGCCAACCAGCCGAGCTATGACTCGGGCACTCACGTGGTCACTCTTCCGGCGGTTACGGGTGTGCAGTGGAAGGTTAATGGCGCCAACAAGTCTGCTGGTGCTCAGCCTGCACTCACCTCCGGTCAGACAGCTGAAATCGACGCCACTCCGCAGCCCGGGTACACCCTGGAAGGCGACACGGACTGGACGTTCGACTACTAAGAGGGTGTTGGCTAGAAAGGAGGCCAGAGAATGTTGTCAATTACGATTCCAGGAACTCAAATGTTTAACGAAATAGCACAAGAGTTCATTACTCAAGGCGATGTTGTCCTAGAGCTGGAGCATTCTCTGGTCTCTCTTTCAAAATGGGAGCAGAAATTTGAGAAGCCATTCTTGGGTAGGGATGAGAAGACGCCGGAAGAGACTCTCTCCTACATAAAAGACATGGTAGTGACTCCCGATATTCCGGAAGCAGTTTTCGAGAAGTTGACCGAAGCCAATATTAAGGCGATAAACGAGTATCTCGAAGCCAAGATGACTGCCACCTGGTTTCATGATCCTCCAGGAGCTCCGAGAAGCCGAGATGTTATCACGTCAGAGTTGGTTTATTACTGGATGATCGTATTTCAGATTCCTTTCGAATGCCAACACTGGCATCTCAATCGTTTGTTCACCCTGATTCGTGTGTGCAACATCAAGCAGGCGAAACCAAAGAAGATGAGCCGGACAGAAATGGCTTCTAGAAATCGTGAGCTCAACGCGCAGCGGAAGGCTCAACTGAAGAGTAAGGGATAGAAAGGAGGTGACATGACCGTTCTCGAATGGGACAAGGTTGGTGAGCGATTTTACCAGATAGGCGTAGAGAAAGGTGTCCTGTATCTAAAGGATGGGGTGGTAGTACCTTGGAACGGACTTACTTCTGTAGAAGACTCTACCAACTCCGAACTGAAGTCCTATTATCTCGATGGGGTAAAAATCTTGGATCATGTTACTCCCGGAGACTATGTAGGGAAGCTTACCGCGTTTACCTATCCGGACGAATTTGATGAAGTACTTGGCAATGCCACAATTGCTCCAGGATTAACTTTCTACGAGCAACCGTCCAAGAGCTTCAACTTGTCGTACAGAACCAAGGTCAGCAATGACGTAGATGAGAACTACGGATACAAGATTCATCTTCTCTACAACCTTCAGGCAAATTCCGACTCACAGAAATTCGACAGCATAAAAGATCGAGCGGAAGCAAGTGAATTTTCCTGGTCTTTGACCGGAATGCCGCCAATCTATACGATCGATGGCACAAAACCAGCTGTGCATATCACTGTCGATTCGTTTAATACCAGGCCGGACATTCTTCAAGCAATGGAAAACATTCTTTATGGCACCGAAACATCAGAGCCTCGTTTTCCGACGGTATTAGAGATCCGACTTCTCTTCGGGGAAATCGGAGGTCTCCATATCATCGATAATGGTGACGGTACATGGACGGCTATTGATTCTAGTGATGATTACATTAGCATGCTTGATTCAGAAACGTTCCAGATTGAGCATGGCAATGCCATATTTGTAGATCCACCAGTAAACGAGACTTATCAAATTTCCGACACCGAATTCCCATTGCCATAGAGGAGATGACACATGCCCACGATTACAGGCCTTACTGCAGATCGGATGCAGGAAATTATCGACTCGACGATTGTCGATGCCGATATCGTTGATGGAAATCTTATTCTTGCCAAGCACGACGGGTCCACATACGACGCTGGTCAGACGAAGAGTTATGATGCCAGTCCGATTGGCTCAATTATTACTCATACGTCTCAGGTTGTTCCTGCGGAGTATCTTGTCGCCAATGGGCAAGTTGTATCTGAGAGCAGCTACCCACAGCTGGCAACGTATGCAAGAGATGAGGTTTTAGCAGGAAATCCTCTGTGGGCCATCAGTGGTTCGGCACCGAATCGTTCCATCACTATTCCTGATTTGAGAGATCGTTTTCTGTTCTCGAAGGGAACCAAGGTCTTTGGTGCCAGAGCTGGTGAAGAAAATCACTTGCTGTCGACATCTGAAGCTGCACAGAAAGCCGTCGGCGGTTCGACCAGCACCAATGGGAACCATCATCATACGATGGATACTCAGAACGCCGATTCTTCAACATCGGCTCCGAACTGGCCCAACCGGGTCATGTACCGGGATACCGGTACTCAGTTCGATGCCTATCCGATTACAGAAGACGCCGGTGATCATTCACACTCAGTAACAATTGCTGGATCAGCTGCAGCGGCATCTCACAACAACATGCCGCCTTACTGTATTGTGGCTTTCTTGATTAAGGCCAAGGGCGTTGTCGTAAGTGGTGACACTCTTATTGGACCTCCAGGAGCTGCTGGAGCCACTGGTCCAACCGGCTCAACCGGTCCAGCTGGTGCTACTGGCCCAATGGGTGGCGCAGGTATTCAAGGTCCTCCGGGATCCACCAACGCAATCTATTCCGATATCTGGAGTTGGACCACAAGCACTACTGCTGCTTCCAGTAGTGGTCAGGTTGGCCTGAATGCTGGGACTTGGGCAGCCACAACCCAAATCAACATCAACGAGCAGACCAAAGACGGCCGGAATGTTTCAGTTCTTGCATTTCCTCGATTTAGTGTTGGCGACCAACTTTATCTTCAGCACAAAACTGATCCAACTCGTTTCGCTTACTTTACTGTAAGCGGTGCCCCAGTTGACAATGGTACTTGGTGGTCGATTCCCGTCACGTTTGACAATGGAAACGGTGCAGTACCAGGTGGTACAACCGATACCAATGTCTCGTTGTTGAAATCTGGTGCAGGGTCGATTCCGGTTCAAGATGAGGGAACGATTCTAACTGCACGTTCCAAGCTCAATTTCGTTGG